TTGCGTGGGAAGACAATGATCTCTGTTACCGCGCAACCCTTTTCTGCAGGCCAAAACTGCATCCGGCCTGACACGACCCCCTCAACGATATCTTCAAATATGTGCGTTCCACCACAGTATTCAAGCGCCGCCTCAATCCAGGGTCTGCAGCGCGCAAGCTCTTCATTTAGGTTCATTTACTGCCTTATTCTGTCAATCGTAATTTGTACAGCAGGTACAGCAGGCAATGGTGATGAAGCAGCCGTGTTAGGCAGCGTTAAGCCGGTGTTAGAAACCGCGTACATGATTTTAAGATGATTACCTGCGGCTACCGTTAAAAGCGCCGTATGGCTAATTGTGTCGTCTCCTGAGATAACCTTTTTTACAGCGTATCCATCGGTTCCGTTAACGCTAACCCAAAGGTGAGCGGTGTGGCTACCAGATGCAGTTGCCTGGGCTGTAATGCTAACTCTCAGAAGCCCTGCCTCGGTAACATCAATCTTCGTTGCATCTGAGCCATTGATAGCAAGGCCATCGGTTACTGTTGATGCATTAAGGTTAACTGCAGTGGCTGTGTTAGCCTGAGATGCTGTCTGAGTTGCTGTGGCATAGAACTGACCGCAACCACCCTCAACAAGCAATTGCTTAAACTCGCTGTTCTTTGAGATAACAGGGTAGCCTTCTGCGTCAAACAAAAAGACACCGTCAGTCGCAGCAGAGTCGCCAGCAACGTAGTACGCAAGCTGGGACCGAGTCGCTGTGAGCGAATCGATTAACTTATGTCCCCATATCTTCCAATCTGGCCCAAACGGCTTGGGCAGGTTGTAACTCAACGCTTGCCGCCTTCAACGACATTTAGCCGCATCTTGCCCGTACGCCAGTTATTGACCTCAGAGCCGTTAATCCGCATCCGTACCTGTCTTCCTTGGAACCTAGCGCCCGTTGGATTTGATAGGCTAAACGGACCATGATTTGTCTCTGTACCGTTTGGATAAAACCGCGACTTAAAGGTTAACGAGCACTCCCCTTGCGTTTCCTCATCAGGGATAATTTCATTGACCTTCATGATGCTATCGCCATTACCTAACGAGATAGGTCCAGACTCGAGATACGGAGCCGAGTCATGATTGTAGCCAAACTCGTGCGTGTAGAAGTCACCATCTGCTGCAAACCAAAGGGGCGATCTAAATATTCCAGAGTCAATGCCTGTTGTTCGAGACAGGTTGCCAATGTTCCAGTGCCCTTCCTTGTAGTCGTACACGACATAGCGATCATTTTCTACGCTTGATGCTGATGGATAGAACCACCACACCTCACCAAACTGTGCGTTGTGAATTGCACAAACCTTAGACCGCTGCGCGTTGTTTAGGTCGGTGAACACATAATCAAGCACCTCACACGACATCTCTTTTACGCTAGAACCGTCATACTGGAAAAACCCTGCAGTGCTCATCCAAAAAGCGCCATCAGAAACAGCCACAGCCGCTTGACGAGACACAAGGCCACAGGCCGTACCTATCCGATCAAACGAGTAAACAAAAGGCGGTCCAGCGTAGGTTGCAGAGTGAGCATCACGGGTCGTTAATATTAGCGCCCTGTCCTTAACACGCAGCCCAGCCATTATCTCGCCAGTTGTCTGCAGCTCAATGTCACCTGCCTGGTTGGTTGTTGCCGGAGACCACGTTGTGATGCCCTCACGATCACACCAGGCGATCTTTTGCGGATTACCACCTGCGCCGAGCGCAAAAATAAACCGCTCATCAGTTACTAATATCGCGTTGTTATCAACAGGCGCATTAGCAAGCTGGACGGCATTGGCCGCTAAATCATTCTGCCATTGATAGATTTTTCCATCAGTTGATGAGCAGGCAATTAAATATTGACCAAAGTTATCAAGCGACCAGGTCGTAACCTGCTCAGGAACGCCCGTTGTGCTTCTTGGCGTACCAAAATAACCAAGGCCAAACGAGGAGCCACCAAAGCCCTCATTAACCTGTGCATCAACAATGCCTGCTGTTAAAGAGGCTGGTGTAATATCTGTTATTGCTGACCCCTGATTAAGAGAGTACAGCTTGTTGTGCGTTCCAACGGCAATACGTGGCTCATCAAACTGATCAGTGTAAGCGGTCATGCCTCGCGGCGCAGATGTGCTGACAGAGCTTTTTCGCAAGATCCATCCGCCAATAGGGCGTACAGACCCATTTTGCCAGCGTATAAAGTTACCGTCTCTCCAACGGCCAGCCGAGTCTAATTCTGTCCCGTGGTTATAAATACCAGCCGGAACTTCAAGCGCAAGTAGCGTCATTACTTCTCCGACATTGCCTGTGTTGTTTGATAGCGGAAGAAAATTCCACCCATTCCGAATAAGGTGCTGGCTAACATAATAGTTTCAGCAGATAGATTAAGCTGTAGGACGTAGACCTGTAGAGCTGCTAATGTAACACCAAAGACTTGCCATCGGTTACTGCGACTACGCCAGAATTGCTTCAGCCTATCCATCTTACTCTCCTAATTCTGGGCGAGTGTCTGGGAACGATTCTGTACTGGGCCAGGCACGCAATGCAGTCCTATACGCCATGTAATCATCACGCTGTGGGTGGTCAGTTAAAGGAACGATGTAATCAGTAGCGGCTAGTTCTTGGTCACGCCATCTACGTGCTTTCTGCTCTGGTGTCATTAAATCTTCTAGTACTATTAAAGCCATTATTTGACCCTCAGATAGTTTTGGCCTTCGCCGTATTGACTGTAGTTGCCCTGTGCGTTAGCACTGTTAAATGAGATAGACTGTATGCCATTTGCGTCCTCCATTTTATACACGGTATTTAGGGATGGGTCAGCGCCTCTAAAATGAGTACCATCCCATGCGATTACTCCGTCAATACCCCAACTAGCATTGAACTCTACGCCAAGATCGGCTCCCGAGTTGGAGAACTTGATTACGTTGTAATACAAATATCCTCTATATACATAAATGTATGTACCATCAGAGGTTATACCGTCAACATAATTAGTGCTACCAGACACACCCCACACTACATTTGCATACGACCAGTCAGAGTTCATTTTATGTACCTGACGATTATAATCTAGCACGTAAAAATGAGTGCCGTCCCACGCAATACCTTCTATAGCCGAGCCACCAGTTCGCGAAGACAAATTGTAGAGAGGGTTTGAGGAATCTGCATTAAACGACGAATCAAATTTATAAATATATGTACTACTTGATGCTATCCAAAAATCTGTACCGTCCCACTCTATTGCCTTTAATGACCCGTTCCCTGCGCTGATACTATATTGAGCAACATACGCACCTGCCTTTGTGTATTTATATACCTTGTTGTCGTAACTATTAAGAAGGTAAAGATGTGTGCCATCAGAACACATTGCGTCACAATGAGCACTAGTCATATTAGCCGCAAAATTGAAATTGTTACCTGCGTCAACTCGTTCGTTAGTAGCGTCAGGGTAAAGAGTTAAGTCTGTCTCATATACTCCGCCTTTTAAGTACACTCTACCATCATCAGTTGTAATGACATTAGCCGTATTTTTTAGAAATACTACCTCGTTTACTTGTGAGGCACTTCCACCGCCGCCACCTAATTTAATAGCCATTTACAGTTCCCTCCAACCGATTGTTGAGTCAATATAAGATAGCGAAGCGGCTGCATCTGCGGCTAGTTCACCATCGTCTGCTGTTGAGTTAATGTTCGATCCGTTACGGGCAACAGTGACTGTGCCTGCTCCGGCGTTTTTGATAAATACTATGTTCCCTGCGCTTGGACTTGCAGGTAATGTAATTGTTACTGCGCTTCCAGAGTTCACAATGATTTGGTCTCGTGTCACTGCTGTGTAATTTGCCGTTTTAATAACAAAGTCGTTAAACGCGCCGCCAGCACCTGGCGCTAATTTAGCTGTAGTAACTGCAGCATCAGCTATTTTAGCTGTTGTTACACTGGAATCAGCGAGCTTTGCTGTTGTTATTGCGCCGCTGCCGATAATTACACTTGTATCAACGTAAGCCTTAATCGACTGCTGAGTTGCTAGTTTTACTGGTGAATCAGAGGACATGTCGTCCTCGTCTTTAATTCCCGTGACAGTCGCGCCATCCCCTGCAATGTTTACAGAGGTGTTAGCCACTACAGTTGTTCCAGTAATCGCTGTAGCTGCAGCGCCACCAATTATTGCCCCATCGATTGTGCCGGAGTTAATATCGATACCCGTGACAGCCGTTCCGCCATCAAGCAGGTTATCTATTGCATCTAGGTTGTTGTTGAGCTTTGTTCCCCAGGTATCTGCGGACGCGCCGACCTCTGGCTTAACAAGAGCATAGGTGCTAGTAGTTGTATCAGCCATTTAAGCGGCCTCCCATAAATTGTCTGTTAGATTGACATCAGAATAGGTATTTGATGCCAGGTTAGTGTCGGCGTAGTCTTTACCGCTAAGTGCTATGTCCTCCCACAGCAATGTGCTAACAATCGTTAGGCTTACAGCACCGGAAATAGACGATGCGCCTGATGATATTGTGCTTGCAGTTGCAACGACCTCGCCATGAGCAGATAGGTTCCCTGCACCGGCAATCGTTACGTTACCTGCAGCTAATGTTGCGCCCTGAGCAGACAGCGCAGACGCCCCTGCCGCTGTAATATTTGCTGACATGACTGCCGCTGATACGGCACTTAAAGACGCAGAACGCTCAAATACGTGCTGGCTTCCGGTTGCCACTGAGCATGAGGCTAATATTGTGCTTGAACCCTGGATAATTCTTTCGCCGCTAACAGTAGATGCTGCAATAGCATCAATCTGTATGCTGCCAGGTGTTTGCCTCTGACCGTCTGCTGTTAACGCAGAGGTTGCTGATAAGGAGGATGCGCCATTATGGATCTCAGTACCTGTGTAGGTGACCCTGCCGTATCGGTACTCTCCGTAAAGCATCTTAGTTCAGCGTGATATCAAGATCGCCTGCAGGGATGCGAAACACATCGCCTGCGCCAATAGCCTTAGAAGCACTTAAAGCGCCATAAGCCAACAGGTTGCCAGAGGTAGCCGCGTCAAACACACCAATGTGCGTTATCGTGCCCCAACTGCCTGTTGCCGCATTGTACTCAACAGCGCCGCTGTTAGATGTAGTCGCGCCGGAGGTTGTGAAGGCCGCAGACTTGCGCGTGTAGCCCGATCCACTTAATTCTGTGCCACCGCCTGCATCGTTAGGCGTTGCCGTGTAAAGGGCCACATAAAGCGTTGACGGTGCAGTGTAGGCAGAGCCGCCAAATACGTGGTCCAGTATCTCTGTCTCTAGGTAATTTGAAAAACTCATCCTAATCCTCTTACTCGTAATTTAAGTCCGGTGCCGGACGTTTTTGAAAGCTCAGACTGTAGATTTAACTGATCAACCGCTGACTGATACATTGATGCCCACACACTGGTCCTTCCATCTTCAGCTAGATAAGGCGCTGAATGAATAAGGGAGCCGTACAGGTAAACATCAGGTGCATAACTTAGCAGCCAGTTGCTTGTGTTGCTGTCGGTCAATGCCGGTAACTTTTGGAGGTACATAACCTCAGCTGCGTACGACTGATCTGGCGTTGGATACAGTTCAAACTGTGACTCTGAGTGCGAGTAGTACAACGGCGTTCCAGTTACATTTTTTTCAGTCATACGTTTTTCAGCCATTGCCTGCTGAGATATTAAAGACATTGCTGTGGTGCTTCCGCCTGTAAGTTGCACCTTCTGCGTTGCAATCCAATCAGACGGACGCGTTGCGTAACGACCATCAAATGTTGTCGTGGCTCTGTTTTCCATTCTCCAGTGCCTAACATCACGGTTGATCTGCGCCTCGGCAAGATCGATAAAGGTCGTGATAACGGCTGTTAAATCAGCACGATTGAGGTAGTCAGCAATGCTTGTTTTAAGCTCACTGTAAGTTGTTATAGCCATTTGATTGCCTTAAATTGGACTTAGGAATTCACTGCCCTGCCGAATAATATCTCGCAGCAGACCTGGTTCCATGTAATTTCCCTGAGTAGCTTCTTCAACGCCCTCTAAGTCGTAGAGATCTGGGATGCGCTTTTCACTACCAGATATGTTTAGTAACGCGTTTATTTGATCAGCCGTTAGGAAGTTAAGACCATCTACAACGGCCCTGTTTACACCTGACATAGCCTCTAGCCCAGCGTCACCTAAAGAACTTAGCAAGCCTTTTTCTGAGGTGTTCGTGCCTGCATTTGCTAAAGACGGCCCAGCAACACCCAAAGAACCTGCTGCAACCTTGTCCTTGTTGTCATAAATGCGGCGCAATAAGGATTCATCAATAATTCCTTGCGACAGACCGTGATTCATACTAAGGGCGCGTATGTCTGACATGTCGTTCGCTAACACACGCCCGTTTTGCTCCATTAACACTCTCGCGTTTAGTTCATCTTTTAACGTACCGACACCCTCACCAGGCAATCCACCAATATATGTAGGATGACCTGAATCTGCTATTAACCCAGCAGAGGTATCTATCCTTCCAACATTTTTAAGCGACCCTTCTTTTTCTACGTATTGGCTTGCATCAGTCGTTGCTGCTCTTGCCTCTGATATTGACAAGCCGCCCTTTACGTCACGAAAGTTCTTGTCTATGAGGTCGGCAACCTTTTTACGAGACGGCCCCTTTACCTCACGAAAGATAGCATTTGCGCTTGGATCGCTTACGCTTGTCCATTGCGGTATAACACCTTTGATCTGCTTATCTAACTTCTTGATATTGCTCTTACTCATACCTTGACGCGCAAAATTAATCATTGTGTCAAGTGGCATCGTGGCAAAATCTATACCTGTAGGAGCCATTGTGTATGGAAGTAGTAACGGATCAGAACCGTAGTCACTCTTAAGCTGTGCAGCCCTCTTCTGCAAGGACTTAACAACATTTGGGTCGGATGCCCAGACCTGGCCCTGACTGCTTGGATCAAACATAAAATCCCTGCCGCCACGCAGATCAACTGCATCAATGTCTGCACCATGTATAGAGTTCAATAACCCCCCTGCAGCAGATCTGTCTGACTGCGTTAGGATGTATGGACTACCCTCAAAATCATATAGATTAACCTCGCCTCCAGTATCCATGTTACGAGGCGTAATCCCTGTCTGCATAGTCTCAACAGCGTTTAATACACCCTTACGCTCATTACCACCGCCTACAGGACTTGAAAAACGTGCATCAATTAATCGTCTTGCTCCAGAGGTTAAAGGCCCAGCTTCTGCGTCTTCCGATTGCATCGCGCCAAGCAAGCCAGCACCGGCACCTGTTACACCAAAATTACGATTAAACCCTTTAAGTTTTACTGGCCGCGTAATGCCATCTGGTCTTAACACTTGCTCTACAGTGTCATAGTTTTCGCTGCCCATTTTTTTTTGAACTTGCTCTAAAAGGCCACGATTACGAGCATTCCACATAGCAGCGCCATCAGGCGACAAGTGATTTGATGGAACTAATTTATTTCCACTTACCTCTTCAATGGCATCATACATCTCACGAGCTAAACCTTGCCTGCGATATTGTGGTGATATCTCTGTGTTTAACGAGGCCATATAGCCATCACCAAACCCAGAATCTATAGCATAATCTGTTTTAACCGACCCAATACTTTTAGGGTCTGAGCCTTTTTGTAAATAGTATTCCCCAACTCTGCTGTCTTCTGGGTCAATAATATCGACAAGATTAATACCGCGCTGCGCCAATGATCTCAATGATGCATCAGCGTCCTCAGACTGAGCTACACCAGCCCCAACAATTCCAGATCTTAAAACAGCGTCAATAATTCCTTTAATTCTGCTGCTCATACAATACCTTTTAAATTAACCCTTAATGGCTTACCCCAAGATGCATTAGGTGGCTCATAAACCACCGCCATCATTCCAAAGGCATCTGCTGCGTGGCTAGACCAATCATGATTTGGACCTAACCCTATGTTTCTAGCCTCGTCTCTCTTCTCGTGATACCAGGACAAGGCTTCCATTCCTGGCTTACACGCAGGCTCGTTAAAGTAAACAGAAGGTAAAATGCGTCTAACAGCCTCTACCCTGCCACCTGCAGCGCCTGGACCTTGGTTTGGTACAACCACCGTATTAAACCCTGCATCACGTAAGGCTGACTCGTAACTCACCGAGTAGACCTTGTCGTGCGTTCGACCATCATGCGGCAGCACAACGGTCTTGATGTCCTGTACCTGATCACGTAACCAGGCAACATGCGTAGCCAATGGCTGACCCTGTGCCTCGTAATATCCTAATACCCTGATCTCTGACTTATAAAACTGCACCGTCCAGATACTAGTTGCATCAGACTTAGCACCTGTGCCACCAATATCAAAGTAGGCTCTTGTTTCCATTAAAGGATCGTGGTGGACATTACCGACCCGTCCCTCGCGCCTTGCCTCTTCCATCAGGTGCGAGTAGTAAGCGCCCTCATGCGCTGCTAGGTAAGCGCCCTCCCAGATGTGATCATAGACATCAGGCCGGACCTTCTTATCGGCTATTCTTTCTGCGTCTAAAACATCAGGAAACCACGGATTGTCGCGCCAGTTAAGCTCAACAATGTTTGAATTCTCTGGAGGCTCTTCTCTAAATCGTTTATTTGTAGCGGACCGCGTTGACTCAGGGTTCCAAGTAACCCAAATCTCAGAGTTCTCTTCACGTACCGTTGGGATTAGCTTGCGCCATGCCTCTTCTGATACCGGCTCTGCCTCGTCAATCCAGGCAATTAATATACGAGCCTTTGACTTAATGCTGTCTAGGTTCCGGCGTAACCCTGCGAACACATAGCTAATGCGTCCATCTTTAGACCGGATAAACTTCTCACCGACCTCATAGTAATCAGCAAGCCAATCAACACTGCGTATGGCTGACTTAATCTCCTCAAGAGATG